GGAAACTCCCTGCCAACATCCTAATGACCCGCTAATCCTTCCAATGGGCCGTCTTACACACTTCGTGTGTTCACGGCTCATTTATCTATACAGATCGACCTCATCAGTCGCCAAGCTATACAAGAACCAGGTTCTCGCATTACATTGCGGGCGTGAAGAGTACGTGAAAATCGTACCGCCAAGTGGCGAAGCTGTCTGTACTAGGTGTTACAGGTTGATCACCCGTAAGGAAGAAGTAGGTCATATATCTTATTGTCAATGCAGCGTCACAGAAATGTCGCAGCTTAACACTAAGACGGGTTGGCTTGTTTAAGTTTTATTGCAAAAGTTACAAACGGCCCTTTGGGGCCGTTTTATCAATCGCATAACTTAAACTTAAGAGTTCCCTTCCTTAGTATCTTGTGCTGTTGGCTCGCGCTTTTGTCTGGCGCAATGCTTTTCGCACAAGGAGGTTAGCTATGCCTTACGGCAACACTAGACCAGTTCGGATTCGTGAGCGCATTGACATGCGCCCATGGACTTCGAATTACCGTCCAGTTTCCGGTCCGTCTTCCAACTCTACTCAGAATTGGTGGAGACACTACTCTTGGATGCTCGATCAAAACAACCGAGCGAACAAGGGAAGTAGGACTCCCGGGGTCTGTCAGCATCTAAAAGTTGACAGTGTTTATGAAAACCCCGTGTACACCGTGAAACTCAGCAGTAGCGATCCTGGATATTCCGTAGTCAATTGGTTGAGTGAAAATTACGCAGGGGGCAATGGACAGAGTCCAGCTGGCTCTCCTGCCACTCGTCCGAACGACCATGGCTTCTCCAATCTCGTTGGTCCATTCCAGTCCACCAGTACCTATGAGAACCTCTGTGTGCAAGCTTTTTCTAAGCAAATCACACAAGTTCCAGCCAAGATTAGTCTGTACAATTTCTTGTACGAGCTTAAGGATTTCAAGGAACTTGGTAAGTCCTTATCAAAAATCCCTAAATTGCTAAAAGACCAGTCCTTGGCGCGACACGTTAACCTAGTAACTAAACATAAAAAGTCGTTACCTAAGGTTGTCGCTAAGTCCGGAGTTGACACTTTCTTGTCTTATAATTTTCAGTGGGCCCCCTTCGTGGGCGATTTGCAGACTCTTACAAAAGTCGGCGAAAACGCTTACAAAAGGTTGGACTTTCTTAGAAAAACTAATAAGAAAGATGTAACAGTTCATTTTTCAAAAGATGACTGTTATACCCATCCGAGCGTAGGACAGGACGTCCTTACTATAACGTTCGGGGCAAGCAAGCATCACTACGTATTGCGCTCCTATGAATGCAAATTCACCTCCACTTGGAGACTCTACCATGACCTGGGAGAGTTGGATGACGCATTAAGTGGGCTTCGTGCGGTCTATGCCACCTTGGGCCTGAGCAATCCGGCTAAGGCTCTTTGGAATGCAATTCCTTTTAGCTTTATGCTTGATTGGGTCGGACCTATTGGTAGCTGGCTTGAAAAAGCCGCCAGTCAGCCTTTTTCTGGTGAATGGGTTATTAGTGAAGTAACTTCCTCAGTCCATGAGGTTTACTACATTGATTTCGTAGTGGAAAACTACTACGGGCCCGTTACGATGAATCTTATGCAGACTGTCGTGATCGACAGGTACACTCGACTCGATGGCTTACCTTTTACTCTGGGAGCTGTTGATTTCTCCCAGCTTACAGACACTCAGCAGAAGCTTGCTCTCGCAATACCTCTATCCAAGGTGTTGAAGTAGGGTAGGCCTAATAACAGGAGGCTTAAATGTCACTAGCAGATCCATTGATCTTGAAAGATGCGGCCGCAGCCGACGTCACTTTTCCCATACAGTCAGTCATAAGCGCAAAATCGCCAGGTGACCCGACGGGGACTATACGTGTTGATGCTGCTTCCGCTCCTACCACTCCTCGCAACCTGACTATAAAACAGCAGGTCACGGGTAAAGGTAGCGCCCGCGTTCGGCGTACCCTGATTTCTTTAACTCAGGATAAGCTCAGCGCTGCTGGCGTTCCAAGCCGGATGGTATGCAATTTTTCGATTGCGTATCCTCTGAACGGCGACTTCGTCCAAACTGATGTCAACAATGGTATTGCTATCATTGGTGATTTAGTCGGTGGCGCTGTTACCGTTGACACGACAAAGGTTGCTAACCTTCTTCAAGGTCAGTCTTAACCTGCTATGAGTAGCGACCCTGGGCGCAACGCCCTTGAGGATTGTCGTTGTTTCTGCGATACTTGTTTTGTTAGTGCCCTGAGGGACGTCCCTTCAGGAGCCAAGAAAGGATTGACTGATTATGTCCCCTTCCTTAGATCATTTTTATATGAACCTGTTAGATGGCTTGTTGAAGCCACGGTTCGTGACGTCCGACCCAAACTTGTTAAGATCCTCATTGTTGGATTACGCTTATTGTTTGAAGCGTTTTTCAAAAGAGGGTATTAGCTTCCTCACTGTTTCCTTGCCAAAACTTCGCAAGGCAGTCGATCTCAGTTTTAAGACTGGCCGACTTGAGGTTCCAGATGGTTTTGCCGTCGTGAAGGGTACGAAACTTCCTCAGTTTCTTTTCTCTCACTTCGTCTACATCTACGAGTTTGATGGGTCACTACGATTCATGCCATACATCCCGTGCATCGCGCACGTACGTCAGGTCACTGAAGCGTTTTACAAGTTGGAAGTACCGTACTCGCCTGCCTTAGAAGCAGCAACGATAGAAAACTTCGTTAAAACCGAAGAATCGGTAAAGACTTTCCTTGACTCCTTTCTAAAGACTTCGCGCGTCGACAATCCAATTGTCTCGGGCGCGGCTTTGCTTGCGAGTTATGCTCTCCGTGGTTTCGACGCTAAGGATATATATCCTAGGCATGGTTCTGGTAGCCTTGCGACCGGGGAGGTCGGCGAAGAGAAGTGGGAGGGTCCCTTCCGCTACTACACGTCGATTAACTCTGTCTTCCCGTACTCTGAGTATTTCTATCATAGTACGAGCATGTTGTGCGACTTGGGAGAAGATTATATCAGCCTGCCCAACCTCGTTTACGGGGTAAGTAAGGTGATGACCGTTCCCAAGGATTCTAGAGGCCCGCGGATTATCACTGAGGAGCCATGTGAATACATGTATCTCCAGCAGGGATTAGGCCGTAAAATGATGTCTTGGTTTGAATCCAAGCCCCTAACAAGGGGTCACATCAACTTCACTGACCAAACGGTCAATCAACGATTAGCCCTAGAGGGTAGCCGTACTGGCTACTGGGCAACTCTTGATTTGAAGGATGCCTCAGATCGCTTGTCCAAGTTGGTAGTGTCAGAGATCTTCCGCCTTAAACCAGCGGTTCTCGAAGCGCTTTTAGCCATTCGGACGCCCGTAACGCAGCTTCCTTCTAAAAGGCTGTTGCATCTGGAGAAGTTTGCCGGTATGGGGAGTGCAACTTGCTTCCCAGCAGAAAGCTTCTGCTTTTGGACTTTGTCTGTTGCGAGTATCGCTCACGCGAGCAACATGGGGTTAAGAGAGGCGTCAGAGCTAGTCTATGTCTACGGGGACGACATTGTCGTCCCTACGGAATTAGCTAGCTTAGTCATAGATGGACTTGAATCTGTTGGACTTCTTGTCAACAGGGATAAGTCGTACTATGAGGGTGACTTCCGAGAGTCTTGTGGTGTTGATGCGTTCTTAGGAACTAACATAACTCCCACTAGATTTAAGAAGTTATTCCCTGTGGTTTCTGACGATGGTACTGGATTCGAAGCGTGGGTCTCTTACGCCAATACTTTTGCGGCGAAAGAGTATGACCTCCTTTCGAAGAGCATCTTTGCAGAGTTGGAGAAAGTGTTCGGGAAAATACCTTACGGTACATCTCGTTCCTCCTACCCTTGCAGAGTGGTTGACGATCCCGCCAAAGCTGAGGCCTCCAATAAGGTTGCCAAAGTTCGGTGGAGAGTTTCCAAG